ATTTAAAGTAAATCCTTTTGCATAATCATCTACAAAAGAATTTGATTGTCCTAATTTTAGTTTGTATGGTTGAAATTTTGTAAATGATCCCGGTTTAAAATCCTCGGTGAATCCTCTTGCGCTATTATCTACAAAAGAATCGCTAGTACTTAATTTATTTAATTTAGATTTTAATTCTGATAATGCCATGATTATGCTTGTACTGCTCCTATTCCTCGTATTGTATTAATTTGTTGTCTTGATTGTTCTGCTCTATCTACTGAACTTACTCTCATATCTTTTCTCATTGCCTTTAATTCTTCAATCATTGGTGTCATACTAAAATCTTGTGTGTTAACTGCAGATTCTCCTGCGTGAATAGACATTTCACCTCGTCTAACATTAGCCACCGTACCTGGATTCATTGTGGCTCCACTAATACCTTTTGGTTCTGCTGACTGATATGATTGCATTACACCACCCACTATTGCTCCACCAGCTGCTCCTACTGCTGCCCCTCCAGCAAAACCTGCTGCTGCGGCTCCAATTGCTGGTAAAGTTCCTGTACCTAACGTAGCCGCACTAATAGCAGCAATAATAATTCCAAGTAATAATGCACCTAATGCGGCTGATTTTGCAACCATTCCCCATTGTTGTTTACCACCTTCTTCAGTTGCTTGATTAAGTTTGTTCTGTGCCCCTACCACTTTAGATACTTCACTTACTTGTAACCCTACAGCGTCTGCCAATGCTCTACGTTGAATAAGATTCATACCATTCCACTCATTCTCACCACCTACGGCTTTGACAATCTCTGCCTGTACTCCTGCAATATCTCCTGAAAGTGCTAATGACCGTGCCCTATCAAGATTAATATCTCTACCTAATAATACTGAAGCTTCCATCTGTTTAGTAAGAGAATCTTCAAGATTTAATAATCCTTCTGCTGCTCCAGTAATTGAACTCATTTCTAAACCAAGTTTCTTCGCTTGGATAGCTGCTGCCATTAAATTTTTACCACTATCTTTTGTAAACTTAGCAAATGCTTCAGAATCGGCTGCCATTGATTCAAATACTGCCGCTGGTGATACACCTTCAAGTCTTGCCATTTGAGCAACTTCTTTTTGAACATTCAATAATTGTTCTTTTGACTGACCGCTTGTAGCAGTTTGTAATTTTAAAAGTTTTGCAGAAGCCCCAGCAGTAATTCCGAATTGTTTATTCAGAATTAACATCTGGCCGGCCATCTTGGTCGTTATATTATTTATATTACCAAATTCTTCTGTTAATGCCGATACTCCTTCAGCATTTATAGCAAGTGCCGCACCCATTTTTAATGTTTGTTTATAACTTAATCCAGTTTGATTTGCAAATTGAAATGATGCCGCTACCATTTTAACTAATGCCGCCACTACTACAGCGGCTACAGCAGATAACCCTATCATTGCAAGTTGACCTTTTTTCATTCCTTTTGCCGAGTCAGCTGACTCTTGAGTTATATCTGCCTGAGTTTGTTTTTGTTTCGTGAATTGTTTTAGGCTTACTTTTTGAAAGGATAGACCCGACTTTCTATATTCTTGTAACACTTTAGCATCATCTAATGGTATCTCTGGTTCTTTAATATTAAACGCCTTTTTAACACTTTCACCAATTTTATTTTTTATACCATCTTCCCACTTATCTATAGGAATCATTTTAGATAATGCACCACCTATTATTGGTATTTTTCCAACCAAGTCTTGCATATATTTTACTGGTTTTAAAAATTGAGATGCGGTTTCTTCAGTTATATCATGTGTTTTCTTTAATTTATCTTGTAAATTTTGTTGCATTTGTAAAAATGTTACCTGAGTAGCAAGTTTATCATCACCAGTTTGAGCTTGAAGTTTTTGTAAATTAAGTATCTGTTTGGTTAAATCTAAATTTTGAAATTCTGCAGTTCCTATATTTTCTATATTTTGTTGTATATTTGCAGTATTATCTACGGATATAGCTAATGCCTTAGCTACCTTCATATCAAGTTTAGCAGTAGACTTACCATATTTTAACAACATTTTTTGATTATCTACTAAACTGTCTGAGAACATCTCTTGTTTTTTCAGAGACTTGGCTAAAATTCCACCCAAGTCTATTTGATCTCTATATTCTTCAGTTACTGCTTTATAACCTTTTAATACCTCTTTATAACCCTTTCTTTCTTCCTTTAAGGTATCAATCCTTTTTTTAGCATCACTTGCAGCCTTTCCCCTTAACTTAGAAAGACTTTCCTCTAAAGCCTTAATTTCTTGAGTTGCTTTTACGATCTCTCGTTTATTTTTTAATTCATAATCCGTGCTTGCGGCCATTGATTTACTCTATTTTAGATTGATATGATATAAACGATATAAACTATTAACTGATAAAAACAAAAACTAATTATAAATCCCAAATATTCTTTAATGCATCTGTTTGTCGTTTATACGTAGGATCTTCTTTGCGTTTTTTCTGAATTTGTTTTCTCATTTTGTTAGCAAGGTCATCTCCCTTTTTCATTAATTTTTGCATTTCAGGGTCTGCTTTCAATAAAGAGGCTGCCTTTTTACCTGATTTGCCTGCAAGAGATTTTAAAATCCTTCCTAAAAATTCATTTAAAACATTTTCATTTTTGTATTTGTATTTAGCCATATTAATTTATTACCTTGAATTGGTTACTTATAAATATACAAAAATCTATTTTTTGAACTTAGGCCCTTTTGCAGATCGTTGTTGTTTTTCTATTTGTTTGGATTCTTCTTCGTAGGTTGAAGAAAGTTTTTGAAGATACCATCTACGTAAATAGACTGGCATTGAGTATAAGTCATGAAAGGTAAAACTACCCTTTCCATAATACATTAAATCAAATATTTGTTTGTGTATTTCTAGTTTATAACTTAACGGAAGGCCAAAAAAATCGAACCGTCATAGGGACAGTTATTTCTACCTCCTCACCACCATCATCTATAACAATATCCATATCTATATCTGGTGTTATTTCTTGATAATGGCTTCTAAAAGCTTGTGAGTCTTGTGTGAAAAACTCGTTATCTACAAAATTATTAACAAATGCTCGTTCAGAATTACCATCTACTGAAACTACCATCTTTTTAAAACGAGTTGTTACCTCTTTGGAAACTCCACCACTTACTTTAGCCAGTGCTTGTAATTCCTTGGTAACATCCCTCTCATCACCATCCGTCAATAATTTGTATTCTATTGTTCTTTCTGATCTTGGAAGTTTAAAACTAAATAAATTTTTCCCTTTTTCATGTTTAGAGAAATCTATTTTTTTATCTTTTAATGTAGTTAAATCAAAAGCATGTTCTTTAGATTGACCTTGATTATCAATATAATCAAAAGTGTATTCTTTACCATACGCAAGAACTCTTGCTGCGATAAATAATGCATTCTTATCACCTATCAACATACTATTAGAATTGATTTTCTTATTAACTATCAAAGCTTCCAATAATTTATCCAACACAATACCCTTTGTAATAAGATTTTGTGAGGTTAAAATATCTTCTTCTTTGGCAGTCATGTATTTTATTTCAATTGTCCCACTCGATAATGGATTGTCCTCAGGATAAAAATATCCCTTTGAGGGCAAATCCACTACTTCCGTAGGGAATTTATTTTCTGCCATTTTTACTCCTATTTGATTAGTATCATAACCTAATTATAAATATAACCTTTGTGTCCGAAATAACGAATTATTTTTTTGGTGCGAATTTCTCTTTGATTGGTTTAAGAATCATATCGAAAAGAATATCGTCATATTTTGTTGGTGTGAGTTTCACAATTTTTTCAATTGCGTAAATACCAACTAAAACATATTCCCAATTTGCTGCTATCCATTCAGTCATTTTTATTCTCCGTTTTGATTAGAATTGTAATATTGCGTAATCGTAACGCAATGTTAATTCGATATCTACTGGATCTGTACCATTTGCAAAATCTACATCATTGAAGTTAACATCCTGTGCCCACGCACCTTTTAATGTCCATTCTTCAACAATATCTCCTACTGGACCCAATAAATTAAATGTAATATCTTTTTTATAAAAATCTGAGTATCCATCACGACCTGTTACTGATTCGTGGGATAATCTCACCCATTCCATACATGCTTGTGCTGCTGATGGTACAATAGGGTCATATAATGTAAGTGCTAATGGTTGCCACTCACCTTTACCTTTAATGTATCTCTTTACATTAATATGGTCTAATACTATTTCTTCAAATGTTATTTGAGGTCTTGCTGCAGTTTTTATTAAATATGCGGGTAGACCTTCAATATACATGACATACCGGTTTTTAGTTTTTGGTTCAAACGGTGTGAACATTATTTCTGAAGGATCAATTAACTCTGGCATTTCCAATTCTCCTATTGTTAAATTCTGTACGGTTTTTGTACTTCAAGTATAAATATCAAACTAATTAAAAAAAATGAATTTCTATATATGTCAATTTGTAGAAGTTTTTTAGAAGTTTTATAGGGCAATAAAAAACCCCATAATTAAATGAGGTTTCTTATTTCGTTTTACGAATTAGTCTGGGAACGATGCTCCTGTGGGTAATACCACGAAGTCAAGAACAATAAATTCCGCTGTTCTCGTAGGTTGGATAAATATCTGTCCTACAAGACGGTTTCTATCAACAACATCAGGTGTGTTATTGCTATCGTCCATCACTACTCTAAATGCGTTCAAACCACTATTGGCCTGGACACTTTCAAGGTAAGGATTGACAATATTCAAGAAACGATTCCTCGTTGCTGTTGTGTTCTGTTCGAATACTAAATATCTTGAAGATGACGCAATGAATTTCTTCAATGCAATCAACAATCTACGAACATTGATTCTATCAAGTGCTGATGGTTTAGACTGAAGTGTTTTCTGTCCAAATACCGTTACACCTTGACCTGGGAATGTTGCAATTGGATTAACTCTATTTTCATACAGTTTATCTCTCTCAGCGTGAGTTAATCGTGTTTTAGCTTCTAAAACAGAAGTTAAACCACCACGATTTAAACCAGCTGGTGCAAACCATTCGTGTGCTATCTTATCTGTAAAGGATATTACACCTGGTAGAACAACTGAAGGTGGCACCCAAACTGGTAATTGTGTTTCAGAATCAACTACTTTAACCCAAGGAAAATATGTCCCTGCGTAGTTGGTATCTAATGCACTTATACCGTTGGTTGCGTTATCAATTGTATCACTCCATGCAAATCCATCCAATACATAAAAAGCATCACCACGAGCTTCAATTTTTGAAATTGCGTGGTTGGTCACTGCACTATGTACAATTGAACCACCTTTACTATGAAGTACACCTGGGATAGCCAATAAATTAATATCGAACTCATCAGGATTACTTATAGCATTGATTGCTCGTTTGTATGCTACAGAACCACTTGCTGCTGCGGATGATAAATCAAATCCTTGTGTGTTTGTACCAGAAATATCATTTCCAGTAGCTTTAATCACAGTTGGATCATCACCATCAAATCCCCATTGTAGAGGCATTACAAATTTCCTCTGTGCAATGTCTGAATTTGCTAATGTTATTGCTGTTGAACTATTTGCTGCCGTAGAAACATTTAAGTCTCCTGCTGCGTTATCATCACCATTCATATTTGCTAATGAAAATACACTATTTGAACCTGTAGTAGCGTTATAAGGAATAGGAGCTAAATACTCTCTATTATCCTTTAACTTATAATCAAATCCATAAAATACGTTTTGGTCAAAATCACCAACACCATTTTTCTGTTCTGATTTAAATGTTATTGTAGGTACATTAGCACCTAATACTGGATTATTCACTGCTTCAAATCCAAAAGGTACTACATTTTTAGCTAAGTTTCTAAGATCTGCATAATCACCAATACGAATCCATTTAGATTGATTTGGCCAATCACCTTTATAGGTTAATTTACCATTTGAATCAATTTCAACAAATCTATCACCAATTTTTCTTGCGAAATAGTTGTTTGAAGTTCTATCAAAATTACAATTATCAAACTGTTCAAGAACTATATTATCATCTGCTTGTGCTGGGTTATTTTTTCTTACCTGTACAGAGAATTCACCATAATCCGAACCAGGAATTGAACCAGCCGCTTTAATATTCAATACACATACTTTAAATTCTTCATTCACACTTGTTCCGTGAGATAATGAATAAATTCTAAATAAGTTATTGTATGAACGAGTTGCTGTTGCTCCTTGGTCAATTACGATTGGTGTTCTTGCCACAGAATAATCACTATTACCTGTCCAAGTTGCTGCTACACCAGTTGCTCCATATTGTGCTGAATATCCAGTTCCACTTTGAAAATCCTGTCCAGCCGAACCACTTGCACTATTTGCTACTGATAATTCAGTCCAAGACTGATGATTATTGTGTGCAGTTTCTTTAAATACTTTGTATAGGTATACTTTTGATGTATTGTTCATTGGATCAGAACTAATCACTTTATCAATAAACAAATCACTTGATGTTGCAAACGATGCACTTATTGTTTCATGAAATGTTCCAGCTGTATTAGTAGAACCACTTATGTGGATTACAAAATCACCAGCTGTAACTGAAACAGTTGAACCACTTTGTTCTACACCACTTCTCATTACTCGTGTTCCATCAATTCCAAGTGCCCCAGCACCACGTGATGGTGCTAAAACTGCTATTAAATCTTCGTTGGATGAACCACTTGCAACTATATTAACATAATCTGTCTTATATCCACCAATACCAAGAACTCTAACTATTGTTACAGAACTGGCACTTTTAAGATATTCTTGTACTGTATAGGGAACATAATAATCTTCGCTCACTTTACCAAAAGTATTTTCAAATTCTGAAAAATTACTAAGTATGGTTGGTGTGAATGCTGGGCCCTTTTGAGTTGGCCCTATTATTGCTGCCCCAATATCAGAAATACCTTGTGGTAGAAAAGACAAGTCCCGTTCTTCTGTGAAGACTCCAGGACTTACTATTCTTTCCGCCATTATTTTTCTCCCAATTTATGAGGTTGTTTTAATACAAATTAAAGTTATATATAAATATAAGCCAAATTTCTCAAACATTAGTTTTGAGGAGTAAATTTACCAGTTTCTACATCAAGATTACCAATTCCGTACTTATCTGTCATCTTTTTTACAATTCCTTGTTCAGATTCTCTAGCTTCATCATATGCAACATGCAATTTTTGTTCATTAGATTCTATATTATCCAATTCCTTATTTAATTGACTACGTTGTAAAGCAATCTGTCCAAGTTGTAAAGCTATACCTTGGTATTTTTCTTGTAAAGATTTAATCTCTTTGATCTCTTCTTCAGGTACTACTACTTCTGATTTTTTCGTTTCGTCTGCCACGTTAAAACCTCCATTTTTGTTGTTATAAATGTATCTAACTATAAGTATCTAATTAGATTTCAAATCATCAATTTCTTTTTTCAATTCTTTAATAGATTCTATCAGAACGGGGACTAATTTATTATAATCCACCGATTTAAATTTTCCTCTACCATGTAAACCTTCGTGTTCTTTCACAAGTTCAGGAATAACTGCTTCTACTTCTTGTGCTAACACTCCAACATCGTGTCCCATATCTTCTCGTTTCCAATCATACTCAACACCACGAAGTTTCATCACATCAGATAAACCATATTTCATATCTGTGATATTCTCTTTCAAATTCATATCAGATGCGACGGTTGAAGAATATGCAACAACGTCAGCGTCTGCGTGAAATGTTCCACCCGCTGTAAATCTAAATTCTTCTACATTTGATAAATACACTTTAATATTATCATCTGTACCAAAATCAATCCAATCACCACTAGCATCTCTACCAACTTTAAGTCCAGTATTATATATTGAAGTAATAGTTGTTTGTGCTGCTGTTACTGCAACATCATTAGCATTTGC